ATCACATACATCTGTAAATGTTTCTCCTGTTCCTAATGTAATAATCGCAGAACCTACAGTTGTGTTTCCATCATAAGCATGTATTGCGTTACCTATAGTTACTAAGAACTGTCCTTTAACCGACCATATCTTATCGTAGATAGCAGCAGACATTTTCTGTGTTGATGAACCAGGAGTTGCATTAGCAGTAGGAACTAATTCTATTTCTCCTGCTGAACCATTGTTAGCAGTTATATAAAGGTCACTACCATGTGCTGCTAATCCTTTTATCTCATAACCTGCTGTTAAGTTTGTAGATTGTGTACTCCAGTTATTACCACCATCTGTAGAAATATATAAAGTTTCATCATTAGATACAAATATGTTTGTTCCTGCTACAGCAATATTATTATCATTATCAGTTGAATCTAATGCCTGGTTGCTTACTGTAGTATGTAATAAACTTAAAGAATAAGAAGCTCCTAAATCATTATTAAAAACATCTACTCCTTTACTATCCCAAAATCTTGTAGTATCTTTTGCAGAGCCATCAGCTCTATGTGCTGTATCTAAATTAGAACCACCACTAAAATTATTTCTTGAAAACATACGACCAATACCTGTAGTAAAATCTTCTGCATTTTGTTTTACATTTACTCCTTGTTCAGTAACATCAGTAGATTGAATAACCATCTCTCTACCACCACCAACAGCAGTTCTTAATAATATATTGTCTAATCTTAAATCATACCCATATCTCTTTGGGTTACTTATGTTTATTGTTGTTGCTACTCTAGGCATTATGCCTGGATTCCATACACCATTCCATCAACTGATACTGCTTCAGGATATTTGGCTCTTAAATATTTTCTTGCTTGGTTCATAAGAAGTTGTTGATATTGTAATAAAGAATTTCTGATACTATTAGAACTACCTACTGGATAAGTAGATACTGCTAATTGTTCGGATATATAATCTGCAGTTGCTGTAGGTATATCTCTACCTGACATCATTTGTGCAGCTACACCTGCCATAATAATTGGTACAAACTCATCTTCTAATCCTATTTCTGCTAATGTGTTATCTTCTGCTGTAGGTTCTATAAATTTCTTTTTAAATGTTACATAAGCAGTATGACCTGATGCTATACCTGCAAACTGTATTGCGTGAACAGTGGAAGGACCAGTGGAATATGTCATTGTCCTTGATACTCCATCACTATCTGTATATGTAAATGGATTAGGTAATTCTACAAGCGAACAAGTCACAGGTGAAAAGTTTACACCAGTTGTATCTGAACCTGCACTAAAATCTGTATATTGAGATATTGCACCAAGTATGGAAACAATATAGTTATGTGTGCCTGGAGAAGAATAATCTCCTATAAGGGTATATCCTGTTCCTGTTGTAATTGATTGTGTATCTACAGCAAATAAAGTTGGAAATAAATTTTTAATTTGGTCACAAACTGCATCAAATACATTTTTTCTAGGAAAGGGTGGAGATATTTTTATTATATCTCCTGCAGTATGTGCTGCTGCAGTAGTTCCTTTCGCACCTCTTTTAACAGTTATTGTATTTGTAACAGTATTCAAATCTGTACAAATCATTAACTCTTGATTTATTTCTATAACTGTGCCTTTATCTAAAGCATCTTCTTCTTCAATAGATAACATATCACCATCAAAAACAACACTTGTTACTGAATCATTTACACCTGTGCTTAGAGTGGAATAACTTACTAAGTCATCCATAGGTTCAAGATACTCTCTATAAACTCTATCTACTAGGTTACCAATATTACTCATTGGTTAGCCTAACTATGTCTAAAGTATAATACTATGCTTCTGTCTGCTGCTTCTGAACCATCAGAGTTAATTCTTAAATAACCATTACTTGCAAAAGCCCAACCTGAAGGGTCTACTCTTACCATGTTTCCTGCTGAAACTGTGTAGCTTACTTCTGTGCCATCTGTTTCAAAAACATCAACCCAACCTGAGCTACCATTCATAGAAAAATCAAATGTAATGTTTGAACCTGTCATAGCTGCAGGAAACTCAATACCACAAAGTAACATACCATCTGTTCGTACAGCGAGGCTGTCATTGTTATCTTCTGATACATCTATTAAAGCTGTTTTACTAATCATATCTTCCTTACTATAGCAGAAGAAAAGGGTGGAGGTGGAATTCCACCCTAATCTTCAATTTTAATTTAAGCTACTGCTTGAATTTTACAATGGTATGAAGGAGGACCAAATTCAAATCCCATCTCCATATAAATTGCTTTACCAATTCTAGCGTTTGCATCTTGGTCTAAGTCACGAACAAACACAGTACCATATCCTGGGATATTTGTGAATACTGGTTGTATGTAAGCTAGGTCTAAGATGAAAGCAGTTCCTGTTGGCATGATATCAGGGTCAATAACCATTAGTCCTATTGAACCAAATGGTGTAACGACTGTATCAATATCAACACCAGCAACATTTCTATCTCTAGGAATGATTGCTCCTGCTATATCAACTGTTCCTTTAACAAGTTCATTGTTAAGGTCTAGTAATTGTTGTGGGCTAACGCATAGTACAGGTTGTTTCATTGGTGCATGATTGTCATACATTCTCTTTAACGCACCTGATATGGTTGCGAAAGATATGACTTGTGCTGAACCAGTTCCATCACCTGAAGAGTCATTGTAGTAGCAGTTACCACCCAATGGGTTTACTGCTGCAGAGTTGTTAGCGTTCTTGTTTAATGTAATCCATACATCAATACCATACATTTCTCTTGTTCCTGACCCTGGTGTGGTGTTAGCACCATCAGAGAAAGAACCATTGAATGCAAACCACTCAACTTCTCTTGCTACTTTTTCCATTGCTTTTTCAAGTTGCAATGCAAATTCATCATTTACTGGGTTACCACCGAATAAACCTAATTCGTTTGCTGCTGTAACAGTTCCATCACCATCTGATTGATTAGCGATATCTGCTGACAAAGCAAAAGGATTTTGGTTACCTGTGGATGCTAAAGCTGTATAGGTCATTTGTACACCTTTATGGAAAATTTGAGTTACATGTGTATACGCAGCTCTATCTCTTCCAAGATATTCTGTAGGTGCAGCACCTTCTTGTCCTTTAGTAGGTTCTGAAGAAATGATTGCATTATCTTCTACTTGGACTTGCCAAAATGTAGAGTTTAATGTTTTACCACCATTCAGACCACCGACTGCTGAGAGTAGAGGTGTTCTTTGACCACCAACTTTAAACAATTCACCAGTAAAGTTATTTATATTTTGTGCATAAATCGTATTGTTAGTTAACGATATGTCTGCCATATTAATCTTCTCCTATAAGTTAATTGTCTAATTGTCTAATTGTTGTTAGAAGAAGTTTAGAAATTCTATTTAGAGTTTTTCTTCGCTTCCTCTATAACAGAAAGTTTTGCAGCGATTGAATCTCGTATATTGCCTGATTTTTCTATTTCACGAACTTGACCTAGCACATCATTGTCGTAGATATCTACAACTGAGTTTGCTTGTATGTTATTTAAGCGTTCTTGACTTTGTTCTGTACTTTGTACAGTTTCTTGTAATCTGTCTTGTTGCCCAAATTCAACTCCAAACTCTTGTGATGCGTATGCCTGGATTCCTTCAACAGTCATATCACCTTCGTACATCATCTCTACTGCCTTGCCGACACCTTTTGTAGTGTCTAACCCTGCTGATTGAAATACTTGATTTCTTTCTTTAGCTTCAAATTCTGCGATTTTACCTTCGTAGAGTTCAAGTTTTTCTCTCATCTCTTTCCAGTTCTTATCGCTACTTGTAGCTTCTTCTGAGTTATTAAGCTCTTCTGTCATTATTCTATTGTCCTTACTTCACACATTTTTTTTACAAGAGGTGTATGAGTTACCTCTGAGTGTTACCACCCATTTTTACTCTACTGTTTTTATTTGACAGGTCTTGTCAGTAGGCATCAAGACCGATTACAAAATCCAGGTCTATTTTTAATTTCGGACCTAGGTACAAAATAGCTAAAGCTATTATATCATATAAATAGTAAATGCAAGTTGTTTAAACAGGTTTAGGCTTCTAAAAGTCCTGTTACTGCACCTGTAGTAGCTTGTGTTGCACCTAATGAAACTGAACTAGCAGACTCTTGTTGCCTAATAATATTTACTACTTCTCGTAGTTCTTCTGATTGTCCTAGTTCTGTACCTTCAATAATGTCTTGAATAGTTGGTACATCTCTACCTTGTGCTAATGCTTGTTGTTGTATAGACCTTACTTGTTGGAACCCTCTTCTTGCTGCACTTACACTAAGACCTAAATCTTTTAATTGTTCTGCTACTTCTACAGATATATCTTCACCTGCAAGTAGTGCCTCTGCACCTATCTGTGCTGTTTCTATTCTTTCTGCAACTATATCTCTTGATGATATTGTTCCAGAAATAATATCTTGACCTATTTGTGGGTCTATTGCAGATACCAATATTTCTTCATCTGTTAGTAAACGATTAAAGTTTCTTAAATAAAACTCTTTCACTTGTGGTATAGAACCTAATACATCACCTCTTACTGCTTCTATTCTTGCACCTAACTCATCAGGTGATACTACATTTTCTATAAGCTGTGCTTTTCTTTCTGGTGTAAGTATGACATTTGGATTAACATTGATTGCTTCAATCTTTCTTTTATATCCATCTTCAATCTGTCTATATTCTGCTTCAGTATATTTAACAGTTGCACCATCAGGATTTAAGTTACCTGCAAATGCTTGTTTGTATTCAGGTGTCTGTCTAACTGCTGCTATAGCAGATGACTCATCTTCACCAAATTTTAAATAATTTTCTACCCATACATCTAACAAAGGTTTAGATAATAAATTACCAAACTTTAATTTACCTTGTTCTGCAATTTTATTTTTTGCTGCATCTGTAAGTTGTGTTGAATCACTTTGAGTTGGTGTGCCTACTGTACCTGTATAGTTAGAACCACCTAATGTAGTAGAACCTGCTAGTGCTTCTTCATAAGATTCTGTATATCCTGCAGTTTCTATAAGCACATCTGCTCTTTTTCTATCTACTGTAAAACCTGTAAGGTCATCTTTTCTAAATAATTTTACATCTGCCATTATGTAGGTACTCCTCTTAATACTCCTGTAGAACTTACACCAAGTGATTCTGCTGCAGCATCTGTTATGCTGTCTAATACTTTAGCGTTGTCGTTGTTAGCACCATATATCAATGTTAACTCTGCTGCTTTTGTAGCATCATTAGCCATAAGTATTTCTAAAAACACTGGTGATGTTTCACTCATTCTTTCACCAAGTTTATTAAATGTAAAGTTTCTCCAAGGAGTAGCTATATCTTCGTATGTTAAATTTTCATCATAAAGACTTGTAGGGAAAATAGTTTTTCTTATTTCTTTAAACCTATTGTTAAGTAATTCATTACCTACCTCTTCTGATTCTGCATTTCTATATTGCTTTGCTAATTCTGCTTGTGTACCAGAGTCTAACATACCATACAAAGGTCCTAACCATTTATATGATGCGTTTTGTACAGTTGCATAACCAGACCTTGTTTGTGCTAATACACCTTTACCTGTTAACCAATCAGTAATTCTGCTGTCTATCTTAGGACTTGTACTATCTTCTCCTAGTTCTTTCACCTGAAACAAAGCATAAGTTTCTGTAAACTCTGCTGTTGTTACCATATCTCCAAACCACTGACCAAATGTTTTACCTGTATTTTCATCTATTATTGCATCTACATTAACTACACCTGCATCTCTAAGTGCTTGTGAATAAAGTAATCTGTTTTCAGCAACTAAAGTTTTAGCATCAGCAGGTAAGTTTTCATCATCTATGCCTCTACCTTTAGATAACACTAGCCAATCTATAACTTCTTGTGTCTGTGTTTCAAACCAATCTGTTGCACCCCACTCTTCTTGTGTAATATCTCTGTCTTCTACTAAACCTTGAATCCATAAATTTCTTACTTCTTCATCTGTTTTTAGCCAAGGTCTTGCATCAATAGCTGCTTCCATCAATTCCATAAAACCATTAAAAGGAGAACTACCTTGAACTATTACATCTGTTGGTAGTTCTGCTAATGACACACCAAATAATACAGAAGTTGTCCATACATCATCAGTTACTGTTTGTTCAGAAGGTTTTATTCTACCACTATAAAACTGATTTATTTCTTCATCAGTGGTTTCATAACGCATAAAGAAAGGTTGACCTGGTACTTGCCATACGACATATTTTTTACCATCTCTTACCCATATTTGTGTATCTTGAAATGATTGTGGTGCTAAAGTGGTTGTAGTTTGTGCTGTAGGGTCAGAAGTAAATGTATAACCTGCTGCAATTCTTATTGAATCATCTATACCAGGACCAAAGTCTTTAGATTCGCCTTCTTCATTGTAATATATTGTCATTTTTATTTCTCCTGTGAAATACTAGCAGATTGTTTAAACACACTTTCAATTATAGGTTCACTAATCTTCCATGACAATGACCATGTATCACTAATCTCACCCATTTCTTGCCATGTATCTTTACCTATTTGCTTCCAATCATAATCAATATACTTAGCCTCTTCACCTTCTATTGTTTTACCTCCCATAAAAGATGGTACATATAGGTCCATTTGACCACCTTGTTTATCTATTGCTTTTTCATAGGCTTGACTTACATCTAAAAGTAATATTGTTAATTCATAAGCTGTATATGCAATTAACGCAGGTGCTGATATAGAACCTAAACCTAACCTTGGTAACATTCTCACTAAACTTTGTTCAATTAAAATATCACCTGGGTCTGCTACCTGTGCTACTCTACCTCCTAGACCAAATGTTTTACTTACTACATTTTTAGTATTATTAAATATATTTTTAACAATTTCTGGTGCTTGTCTTAGTACTCGTGTAAATCTTTTGTAATTAGCTTCACCTACTATTTTAGATAAATCTGTTGTTGTATCATCTGCAACATCAATAACTTCACCTGCTTGATTTATTGCTTTATTGTTTATATCATCTGCTACATCAGGTGTAGGTGTAGGTACTACCTTGATTCCTTCTACATTATCTAAATTAATATTTGCATCTTTAGGTATGTATATATCTAATGTTTCCCCTTGCCTTTTACCTTGTTGTAACAATCCAACCATTTGTACTTCTTTCAAATTGCCATCTTGAAGTATTGTTATGGGTATGCCTTGATTATTAAAACTGGCTATTAACTCTGATACAGGTCTTGCGTGTAGTCCTACTTCATCTAATACCTCTATAGTTATAGGTTTATAGTTTTCTATATCTAAAGTTTTTACATTATCTACATTTGTAGGTATGTCTGTACTTTCTTCAATTATTCTTTTATATTGACTTTCTAATTCTTGTTGAAATTTTGACATTTCTTCAGGTCTTTTATGTGGGTTAATAGGATTACCATCAGGGTCTATTTCCCAATCTTCTACTTCTGCCCAATACATATCTTCTAAAGGAGTAGGTTCTTCCCAATCAAAAAAGAAACTATTAATATTTTCACTTAAAGGATATTGAAAAGGTGGTTGAGTATTCAAATCTTTTTTAAACATATCAATAAAATAATCAACATTTTTATTTGTATAATCTAATAATTCTTCTGAGATATTAGTAGGTAATCCTTTTACATATTCATCAAAATCTAAATATCTTTTAAGAAGACCTTCTTGAAGTTCAGGATTTGTTATGTTATTTTTTATAAATTTTTCTAATCTAGCTCTTTCTGCTACTACAGTTGTAGGTATGTCAGGTATAGTTGTAACAATATTTGGGTCTAATGGATTATTAACAACATTATAAATAGGATTTCCAGGTGACACTCTACTTAAATCAAAACCTATCTCATCAGGAAAAGCATCACTAATTACAGGTTTTGTAAAATAACTGTTCAACTTATTTTTAGCAACCTCTGTTCCATATTCAATAGATTCTTTAGTAGCTTTATCCCACAATATTGTATTTGGTCCATCAGTTTCTACCTCTCGATAGACTGCCTCAAACCATTCATTTGCATCTTCAAATCCATACGCTTCTGCTTTTTCGTACATATATTCTTGTCTTGCTTCTTCTAAAAATTTTTCATATATTTTAGTTAGATTGTTACTCATTTGAATAGATGGCATTTCATCTGAAGCTGTAGCCATTCCAGTGTATTGATAAAATTCATCATTTCCTAATATTGCATCTCGGTTTTCAATATCTACAAATATATTTTGTCCTAATATAAATTCTTTAGCTTTTTTTGGAAACTCTTGTAAAAATCTTTGATGAAGTTCTTTTAACTCAGCTATATTATTGGGTGCAATATATGGTTTTTCTATACCTAGCTCTTTTAATCTTTCTGGTGATAAAGGGATTCTTCCATAGCTAAGGTCTGCAAATTCGTTTGTATTAAATGATGGTCTGTTAAGTGTTTCCAACATGTGTATGTATTCTTCACCATAATTAATTAACATTCTCATCTCTAAACTTTCAGGCATCACATGTCTTATGCCATAGTAAAGTTCTTGTCTGTTTATATTATTAATAATTTCTGCAAACTCATATCTTAATGACCTAGAGGCTTCTGCATCATCTAATAATTTATTTAATTTACCTAAAGCATCATCTATACTATCTGAAGAATCAATCATCTCTTTAAATTTCCATGAAATTGGTAAAACTTGTTGTGATGAAGCAGTAGTAGCAGGTTTATCCCACGCTTCAAATACTAATCCTTCTGCAGCTTTGTTTAATTCATTAGCATCAAGGTAATAATTTATTATTTTATCTCTAAGTAACTTTTCATTTCCCTTTTGTGTCATAGACAAAATATTATTCCAAGCCTCTTCTAAATCTATGTGATGCCAGTTATTATCTAAAAACATTTCTAATGCAGTTTGTCTATAAAGTTGTGCAGGTGTTAAATCTTTTAAATTACCTGACTGTGCAGAAGGGTTTATCTGACCTTCAAATAAGTCATTGAGTATTCTATCTTTTTCGGAAATAATTTCTTCTATTTCCATAGTTATTTCTTTAGTATTTTATCTTTATACTTTTGAATATCTTTCTTTGTAAAACCTTTTCTAGGTGCTTTGTCACGATTCTTTTCTAAATCTTCAAAATATCCCATTATATACCACCCAATATTCTTAATGCTTCTTCAAAAAAACTTCTATCTTTAATACTTTTTTTCTTTTCTTTCGCTCTAATAGGTTCAAGTCCTCTTTCGCTTCTTTGTCTATTAACTTGTTTCTCCATCATATTTAAAGCTAAATCATAAACACCACTTGCAAACATTCTTGACATGTCTTGTGGTGGTGTTCCAAACATATTTGTAACACCTTCACTTCTAGTTGTTGTATCTATTTCCTCATCTTGTTCTGGCATTGTTGTAGTAGTTGTAGTAGTTGTAGATGGTATTGGACCAGGCTCAAAACCTTCTTCTGGTTCTGGGATTCCTCTATCTGGTTGTAACATACCTAATTCAACATTTAATCTATCTACAAGTCCTGGAAAATTTTTTCTATCTTCTTCTGTTACAGAAGTATTCCATATTTTTTTAACATCATCTTCATTATCTAATAACAACGCATCATAAAATTTCTTATTAGATAATTTACCTGGTCTATTGAATGTACCTATTACCATAACATCAAATTGTTCCTGATTAAATGTAATACCATAATTTTTTAATCTTTGATTTACAATTCTTTGTGTTTCTTGTAAATCTTTTTGCAATAACTCATTTGCTTTTTCTTCAGTTATAGTGTCACCTAATTCAAATTGTTCTCCACCTGATGTGTTACTGTGACCATATCCTATTGATATAGAAACACCATCTTGATATGCTTCTAATTTTAATTCTTCAAGTTCTTTTATAATTTCTATTGCAGGTATTGATGCTTCTAATTCCATATTATCCTCCTTCTGCCACTGATAAACCTCTAAGGTTTCTTTGCACTCTAGCAAAAGTATCATCTTCTTCTTCTGCTTTTTCTGCTAATGCTTCTCTAGGTGCGAATATCTCATCTAGTACATCTTCACCTGCTTTAGTTAATATTTCTGGGTCAGGTTCTTCTGCTTCTACTTCTGGAACAAATATTGTTTCTCCTGTAAGTGGGTTGTAGTCTAATCTTTCTGGTTGTTCAGGTTGTAAGTCACCAAGTGATGATGCGTATTCTTCTGCACTAACACCTAGCTTCTTCATAATTATTTGTTTTTCGCTAGAAGATAGTGGACTACCTTTTCTTGTTTCTGCACCTGCTAACATATCATCAACAAAATCTGTTAGGTCTTCCTCTGTAAACTCATAACTTCCTGTCATGTATGCTTTTTGAGATTGTGCATAATCATTTAATGATTTACCTGCAACCATCCAGGACATCTTACCACCATTGTTCATGCTAAAGTCCATAACTAGTTTTAAACCTTTAAGTGTTTCTACATCTGCATAAGTTCCAAAAGTCTTATCTAAATTAATTAATCCTGCACTTGATAATAAGTTTTTTGTTGCTATTCGCATAGCAGGAGGTAAAGCATTAAATTGTTTTAATATATCTCTTTGATAATAAACATACTGAAATGCTTCTCCAGTACCAAACATTTCTCTTCTTTCTTTTTGATACAAGTCACTTGTTAAAAACTCTTCTGCAGATACAACCTTAACTTTAGGCAAACCACTATCTGGGTCTGTTTTTACTTGACCACTATCATCATATTGAGGTACTTCATATTCTTTTTGAAATCCTTTACCTAATGGTTTATTAGGGTCATCTAATTCCATATTAAATAAATCTACTATTTCTTGTGCAAACTGTGTTGCATTACTTGAACCTTGTGAAAACATACTTTCTGAAGGTTCTGCTACATTTTCTGGTGATAGTATTTTACTATCTTCTTCTACCTCATCTGGCATAAGATATGGCAAACCACCTGTTTCATTATTGTTATCATCTTCTGCAGGGTGTCCTGGTATATGTGGCATTAGTTATTGACTCCAAATCTATTTAACTCGTAACTGAATACTTCATCAAATACTACCATAAACAAGGGTTGTTTTGTTATAATCTCATACCCTTTATCATATAACTTCATTCTTATTTCTTGTGCTTCATTAGTATCAGATGTAACTAACCAGTTCACAGCGTTTTGTTCATTAGGATAATTCTTTTCATCCTGTATAGTGTCTATTGCTACTTGTCTAAAATCTACATATTCTTTTATAAATGGTGTAATATCAAACTCTGCAAACCTTGGGTCATCTACTGCTCTTACTAAATAATCTACAAGCACACCATTTTGCAATCTTTCTGGTAATTCACCACCTAATACTTTATTCATTTGCTCTGACTTACCATAAGCCATAGGAAACCAATTACCTAATTTTGCATCTATGACTGCATTTGCAGCCTGTATATTTTCTGGTGTATCTTTCCCTGTAGCTATAAGACTCTGTAACTTATCATCTTTTGCTGCTCTACCCATAATTGATGCTAAATATCTTTGTACCTCTAAGTACATTTCATCATCATTCTTAGGAGTTATTAATCCCATGTATTTTACAGATTGATAACCACTGAAATCTATTTTACCTTCATCTATATTTCTTGAAAAATATACAAGTACAGGACCAAAGTCTTCAGCTAATTCTGGATGGTCATTTACAAACTCATATTCTTTTGTAGTTCTTGGGATTCTACCTGCCTCTGATACTGTTTTACCTCTAACTTGTAAACCTGCAGATGTAAGTTGTTCGCTTATATCATACTTATCTAAACCAAGTAATCTAACAACTTCAAGTAATGCGTAATACTCTCCTTGTTTTGGTCCAAGTATAGCGTTCCACTGCTTTCTCATGTCTTGATAAAAACCATGTATTGCAGCTAACTCAACCATATTGTTGTATGCAATACCTGCTTCGTACCCTTCTTCTCCATACCATTCATTAAAACTTTGTTCGTTACCTTCTATTTTGTATAGGACACTAAGTTTTGGTGCAAATGGACTAACAAACCTATCCCATGTTTTTATTGTGTATAAATTATTTCTAACTAATGCACCTATTTCTTGTATCTTATCTACATCATCTGCATATTCAGGATGTAACTGTGCTGCTATCTGCATACCATTTGTAGTAGAAGAAATCCATATATCTTCATCTACACCTTCAAACCCAAACGACTTGCCCATAGAATTAAACCAGTTCTTTGCAACTGATGGTATTGCCATATCTACTAACTCTGCAGGTAATTCTGTTAGTGATAATGGCTCATCACTAAAAGGTAACTGGAAACCTGCCATAATATTTTTCTCTACAAATCTTCTACCTCCAGGATTATTTCTAAGAAGAAAACCTAAAGGCATAGTTATACCATCACCTAATGATGGCAGATAACCTACACCACCAACACCTAATGATTTAAGTGGATAACCTTTTTTAATATATACTCTGCTTTCCTCATCAGATACATCTTCTGTAGCTAAACCACCTAGTTCAGACTTTGTGTGTACTTGTAATGGTGTTCCTGCTGTAGGCATAAACACATATAAATCACCAAATCTATCTTGTGTAATAACATTGTTTTCAATACCTCTTCTAACACCTTGACCTATTTGTACAGCAGCTTTTGGATTGTTAGCAGTGAGAAGTAAGTATCTACCCATATACTCACGATATGCTTCAAAGAAAGCAAATGAACTTCTGTATGCTTGTGCAAAATATCCTCTTTCAGTTAAGTTATATAATAAGTTAGCGTTTGCTTCCATAGATGCTTCCATTGCTCTTTGATGTATGTCCATAGCACTCATGTTTCTAGTGATGTTTGCTCTAACATCATTCATATCTAATAATGTTGTGTAGCTGTACTCATCCATGTTTTGCATAATGGTGTTAGTTCTTGGATTAAATACTTCTAATGATTTATTCTTTCTGTCAAAAATACCTTTTATTAATGACTTTTCAAATATTGTATCTGCAATAAATGCTTTTTCTTCTATTTCTTTACCTTGCCTACTAGCTAAATAATTTTTACCTCTGACTATTGTTTCATCACCTAATACTTTTATTTGTTTATCGTTTAATAATCTTTTACCTTTAGTTCTAAGTAAGTTATATACAGCAGAGTTATTTATTACTTCGTATGTGTCATCTTGTTTAAACACTGCCTCTACTATCTCATCACCTTCTTTTATTAGATATGACTCACCAAAAGTAACTTGGTCTGCTGCTAATGCAAGATACTTTGCTTTAATATATGCTTGTACTCCTGCATTAATTCTTGTATCTTTTACACCTCTGTTAATTTTTACTGATACATCTAATACCCACTGACCTCTTGCTTCATCCCATTTACCACCTAGTACATGGTCAACTAATCTTAATTTATCTTGATTATCTCTAACAAACATAGTTACTGCTTCTTTAGTTAAAGAATCTTTACCTGTAAGAACAAGCTGTCTTGTTTTATATGGTGATACATACAACATAGCTTCTTTACCCCAAGATTCTGGATTACCTAAATCTAAACTAAATCCATCTATGTTTGCTTGTGTAAACCTATATATCTCATCAATAAGTTCATCAGTAATATTTTGTTTAGGAACAGCTACATTTATTTTTTTACCTAATACTTTTTCTATAGTTTTTCTTCCTACATCAAATGTAAGTTCACCACTGTAGTTGTTTTTCTGTGATTTCCCTTTTGTAGATGATTGGAACTTACTTCTAAGTTCAGTAAGGTTTGGTCGTTTATTAGACAAACCTAGTATTTCTTCCAATCCATTTTTAGTTGCACCTGGTTTACTTAAATAATCTAATGCCTCTTTAATTATTATGTCAATATCACTATCTGCATAACCACTATCAAAACTATTTTTAAGTACATCTTTTAATAAACCTTCGTTAGGTAATACACCATTGTAAATAACTTCATCTTTTTTAAAGTTAGTTACATATGTACCTACCTTAGAATCATCAAATCCTAATCTTCCTTCAGCTATATTATCTGCAGAACCATAAACTAATTTCTCTGCATCTTGTACATCAGTAGTAAATTTAATACTATTTTTGTTTAAAGGATTCTTAGCTAAATAATTTACACTTCTGTTACCACCTTGTTCTGTAAATACAGTTGCAGTAAATGTTGTTTCACCCTTGTAAGTCTTCTGTGTTACTTGTGGTTTTATATTTACATTTAAGACTTCATCATATTCTTCTAATGTAGATACTGCTCTATCTCTTTCTTTTTGTATTACCTCTATAACATCATCAGATAAATTAATAACACTGTCTTCATCATTGTGTATTTTAAGTAATTCATCTAGTTCTGCTCTTCTACCAAATACAGAGAATGCTTTAACAAATTCATCATACGCTTGTTTCAAATAAGGTATACGAATAAATGAACCTTCACCTTGTGTTGTAGCAAAAAATAAAGAGTTTAAAAGATTTCTAAATGTTTTTTTACCTTCTATAATTTGTCGTTCTGCATCTACCTTTGGATATGGTATTTCATAAGGCAACTTATCAACATTCTTGTTATACAATGTAGCAATTCTTCTTGATGCTTTTTCTGCTATGTCTGGTGTAGTAGAAGATAAATCTCTAAGATTGATGTTTCCTATTTTTGAATCTGCAATAACATTTAATAAATCAGCAGAACCACCTGTGTAGTTATCAATGCTGTTACTGTAATGTTTTGCAAGTCTTAAAAAATCTTCTTCTGTCTGGACAACACCAACTTCTAAGTTTCTTTGTTTAGGTCCTCTTATTTGAAACCCTTGATTAGCTTCATCAATAATTTTTAAAAATGCAGGTTCTTTTTGTAATGTTTCTGCTATTTGTTCTAAGGTATAACCTTGTCTTTTCATACCTGCTATTGCAGGTGCAAGTTCATCATCTATGTATTTATATAAAAAATATTCGTATGCTTTTATATGGTCAGGACTTTGTTTGTTTATAAGCGTGTGTCCTGTGTTAGTAATAAATCTATTGTTTACAAACTTTACATCTGCTGAAAATAACTGTGCAATTTCTGGTGCGCCAAACTCTTGCGAATCAGATAACACACCTAAAGATTTTCTTACTCGTTTTGGTATCAAGTCATTTAAAAATTTTAATTGTTTTGTAGTTGCTTCTATTTCTTTTGTTGTTCTATATGGTCCACTAATCATAGTTGAAGGTTTACCAAATACTCGTGTTAATATACCCTCTGGGTCATTAAGCATAAGTTTTAATGAGTCAACAGGATTTTTAAGCATGTTTCTTACACCAAACATATTGAACTTAACCATGGCATCTGTAATAAGTTTTAAAGGATAACTTAATCTAAATAACAAAAATGCAGGGTATCTAAAGTTTCTCATGTAACCAAACACAAGATTGTCGTATGTTTGTACACCTTTTTCCATAGCTTCAAATAAAATGTTAGGGTCATCAAAGTCTGTAAATACATCATCAATAATTTCTTTTAATGCACTATCTTCTTTCCAAAAATCTACTTTGATACCTTCATCTGCTGCTTTACGCACTATGTCAAATATTTCTTCAACACCTTCTTTGTTTGTTAATTGTCTTTTTATTCTTCTTTTAGCTGATGTTGCTCTAAGTAATCCTTGTATATCTGGTCCATGTATAGTTAAGTTTTTAAGTTGACCATATAGTTCTAATGATTGTTTTGTAAGGTGTACCATATCTTGTTCAGATGCAACAGAACCAAACATTTTATTTGTTATAATATCTACTTCCATTGGGTCATAAAACTCTGGACTTCTTGATGGTGACATAGGTTTAAACTCTCCATCACTAAAACCTTGTTTGTCATTTTTAAGATAATACTTACTCATAAAGTCATCTATCTCATTGTCTGTTAAACCATAAGTACTTTTAAGCTGTAGTCCTAATTCTCCAAATACTAATTTGTTTTGAAATATTTCTTTTGCTTGAAAATATTGACCATTTGATATAGCATCATAAAACTCTGTTGCTAATTCTTCTATTCTGCTTTCTGGTACTTTACTTGCATATCCATATCTAATAAAATATTCCATAGCTTCTTTTGTGTTTTCTAAATCTGCAGGTTTTAACTTAGGTAATTTAATATCTCTTGCTAAGAAAGTATCTCTAAAACCACCACCTCTTTTATATGCAGCTTCTACACCTTCATCTAATTCTTTATTTATTAATGCTTCTAAATTACTTTCATATATTACTTTTGATTGTAGGTGTTTATTTTTACCTCTACCCATAAAACTACCACCATAAAACATATCTGTTACAAAACCATTTTCAATACCATTTTCTATTGTTTGCATTATGTCATCTGCTGTAGTGTCAGCAGATTTAATTCTAAAAGCAAAGTCTGGATGAAAACCTTCGTTTATTAAGTAAGTAGCGACTGGTCTGTTTTCATTTTTTGCTTGTACAATTAAATTTGCAATACCTTCAAATGTTTCTTTATTATTATCAAATATTTCTCTAGCAGTTAAACCATTGTCTAACTGTTCTGGAAGTGACCTACCTAGTGATGTAAGAACTTCATCAAAGTTAGCAGTTGTTGTTCGTGCTGCTAATCCTGAACCAGGAACAAGGTAATTTAAAGGGTCAAGAAATATATATTTTGCTATGTTAATAAGTCCTGCAAAAAACCCTGCCATACTTCTAGTTTTTTCATACCCTAAATCTTGTAAAGCATTAAACTTTACTTGTTCTGCATTTTCTAATATATCAAAATATTGTGTTCCATTAATTTTTCCTGTATCAAGAGCAACCTGTGCTTCTTGTTCTATTCTGTCATACTCACTATCTAAATATTCTGTAACATAGTTAGCGTAACCATAGTTAGTAGAAAGATTACCTGTTAAACCGAAAACAATACCATCACCTAATCCCACAGGTATAGCTTGATTAAAAAATGTTTCGTTTAGTTCTTGTTGTCTATCAAACTCAGGACTTAACGCAATTACATCTGCAATACCTTTTGCATCTGTATCTGGGTCAATAATGTCATCTACAGTTTGAAAAAACAAACCTGCCTTTTCTCCAAAGGACAAATCTCTTCCTTTTTCGTTTTTAAGTGCAGTTATTTTTTCACCAATAATATCTGGAAATAACTCATTAAATATATCTAAATCTGTTTTAGTTATTAAAGGATTGCCTTCTTCATCTACAATGCCTCTAGCTACTAAAAAGTTTTTTGCTGTTTCTGATGGTGTATAGTATGTATCATTGTTTTTTATTTTTGCAAGTCTTTGATTTTCGTAATTTCTAAATGCTTTTGCATGTGCAATTAAAGCAGGTAAAAAAGGTAACTCATTATCTTTTAAGTGTTCATAACCTGCTATCTGAACAACATCAGAAAGAGTTTTTCCTCTTTTATTTAACTCTTCTTCTAATGCTGCTTGATATTCAACACTGTAGTTTCTAACTCTCTTGTCAGTACCTTGTATAAGACCATCTGCAAATATACGAAGTGTTCCAAACAAATATGAACCAAATTTATCTAATCCTCTTTTTGCCATTTCTTTACTAGCTGTACCAACATTTTCAAAAAAGTCACCTGTTAACTTCAACATAAGTGCAGGTCCTAAACTATAAGATTGTTTTGTTTTATCTTCAACACCTTGACTTCTGTTGTTTGTGTAATTTACAGGAGGTGTTGTTGTTTGTGACCAAACACTAATATATTCTTGGTCTGTTAATCCCATGTCTGCTGCTGTAGCTATAAACTCAGGCTCTTCTGTTGGTGTAAGTGATTCTAGTTCTTCAAATTTTTTTATAAACTTTTCTAATTCTGGTCCTGCATCTGCTTCTGCTTTATTTAATTGTTTATTATAGAGTTCTTCTTCTTTGTAACCCTTATACCAGTTTTGACTCCAATTTGTCCATAATGACATTAATTAAACCTTCTTGAAACAAAATAACCACCATGGTCTTTTACCATATCTACTAATATTTGTACATTAGTTCCTGAAGGTAATGTTGTTTGCGTACCTCTAGTGCTATCTTCCATTATTGATTCTGATTCTCTTTCAGTAAATCTAGCTATATCTTTTGCTTTAAATCCTCCTACTTGATTTGCAGTAACACCTGTGTCACTTTTTGCCCTTGACCTTTGCAAAGCAATCATATCTTCTTGTGCCATCCTTCCACCAAACTCATCATCAGGTATAGCTTTTAAATCTGCATACGCACCATCTAATTTAGTATCTGTTGCTTGTTTTAGTTTTGATGGTTTTCTACCACGCATTAGTAATCCTCTGGGTCTTCTATATCTAGTCCTAAAGCAATACTAATCCATACACCAGGTATCGGTGTTGGCATTAGAAATTGTCCTACAGGAACATCTCCTGGTACTTCTATACCTAGAATGTCTGTTCGTATTGAAGGGTCACCTTCTACAGATATTTCATTCCAATCTTCTTGATTAATAATATCATAAAACTTTTTGTTAATATCAGCCAACTGGTCCTCCTTGTGCAGGTACACCACCTGCTAATCCTGCAAGTACAGTAGCTATATCTGGCTCACTTTGCGGTAATTGTGGTTGTTGTAATCCTGCACCTAGTATTTCTTCTTCTTCTGGTGTAGGTTCTTCACCTTCTGCTGTATAAAATTTATCTAATATCTCTGACATTTTTTGTGGATTTTTTCTAATTTCAATAGCAGCAATAGTTGCTTTTGGATTACCTTGTGCAGCTTGTGCCATTAATGATTCAAACAATACTGTTTCTGCTTTTTCTGCAGATATTCGTTGTTGTATCTTAGTAATGTTGTCTAATCCATCCATGTTTTCTTGTAATGTCTGTGTATCAATAATTCCCTGTTGTTTTAATTGCAACCCTGTAATTATTTTTTGTGGTTCATCAAATCCTGCCATCACACCATACACTCTTCTTGTTTCGTAAACTTCTGATATGTCTGTTGATGGTGTATAAGATTCTTTGTAAGATGTTCCTTTATGTCTACCTGCAATAGGTTTACGAACACTACCAAACATTACTTCATCATATTCTAATCTTTTAGCATCTAGTTCTTGTAATGCTTCTTTTAAGACTGTTTGATATTCTCTAACATGCAATGATGCAGATTGTCCTAGTTCTTCTAAACCTCTACCTGTAACAAATGAATTAGGAGATTGCCCATCATCAGATACTGGATATGCTGCACCTAATCGTAAGTGTCGTTCAAGCCTATCTACTTGTTGAAATAATTGATATGGTAGATTGTTGACTGGTTTTGACACTTGCGAACCTGGTGTTAAATAGTTGACAGCAAATCTGCCTTTTCTATATTTACCTGATTCAATCTCACCAACAATATTTGTTTCTGTAAATACTGCATCTTCCATAGCAATAGTTCCAAGTATGTTAATTTTTGCCATATTAGACATAAGACCTGTAATGTGTTGAAACTGTGATTGCATTTGGTCAAACGCATATCTTTTAGCTACAACAAAACAAGGACCAGATTGTAAAGCATTAGGCATAAAATCTATAATTTTTTTGTTTTCTGGTAAGAATACATAAGTACCTTCCATATCTTTATACTCAACTACAACCTTTCCATGACCTGTAGAGTTTGCCCAACTTGCTGCTCTATCTGAACTATCCATAAGTGCAGAATAAGGATTTTGAAATCCATCATTATTTTCTTCTTTGGCAAATATATATTGTTTAGCTTCTGGGTATTGGTCAGCTAATACTCTATGTGGAACTCTACGAATTATTGCTAATTCTTTTGGTTGTTGGTCGTTTCCAAATATACCTGGATAACAAGTAAAAGGGTCTTGTAGTTCAGCATAAGGATATGGGTTACCCTCTTTATCTCGTTTATGTCCTATAGTCCATGCTACAAATCCATAACCTGGTAACCATCTTGCAGCTTGTGGTAACTGCATGTGTAATTTTTGAAATTTGTCGTATGAAGTAACAATGCGTTCTAGTTTTTCTGATTTCTTTCTAGCTCTTTCGCTATCTTTTTCGTTTATAATATCAACTTTTAAATCAGGACTTCTACCTAGTTTTTGTGCAAATCTTTCTAGTGCTGTTAAAAATAAGTTAGGTGCAGGTAACTCGTGATACTCAACATTAATTGAATTACCAAGAAGTGCTTTTACTGCAGCTTCACCACCATTCATAATGTCACGAATCCTAGACCTATCAACCATTTGTTCTTGGTTAATTACTCTTAGGTAATCTATTCTGTCGTATAATTTATCGCTATCTAAAGGCATTTAACTCCAATTATCTATATCCATATTACTAGGTTCATACCCAGAAAAACTAGGATTATAATCATATCCTAATTCTGCAAATCTTTCTTTTTGCATTCTTCTTATAGCTCTCATTGGAAACCAACTAGCCATAACTATGTCTGTTTTTGTACCTACTGTTTTGCTTTTGTTTCTAGCAGAACTGAAATATACTAACTGACTTGTATATAAGTTTACCTTTTCTTGGGCTTCAAATCCAAGATATGGCAAAGAAATATTTTGTTCTTGAAACATTGGTCGCATAGCTGTAACACCATACATAGGGTCAAATTTATTCTTATGTGTTTCGTGACCTTCTAAAAATATACCATGACTTGATGCAAACTCTCTTATGCTTTTATCTTGTCGTATCGCTTTTTGAAATCCATTCTCTTCTATAACCCAGTGTGATAAGTTATACTTCATCCACCATTCTTTTATTATTTCTAATGCTTGTGGAATACCGCCACCAAGGCTATTGTTCATATCTACCATGTGTAATTTATTTTCTACAGGTTCGTATGCCCACAAGAAAGCTGCTTGATAACCTGTAGATGCAGGGTCTAATCCTGCAATAAGTCTTGTACCATGTGGTACATTACCAATATCTCTTTTTTGATTACGACATGCTTCTATTTCTTCTCTATCAAATAAAGCTAGACCATCAGGCATAGCAACATTTAGATAAACCATTTCGTATATAGCCCTACCACCTGTAGTTTCTGCTGCTCTCTTTCTATCCATTAACCACTTGTAGGTTCTTTTACCAGACCACAACATACAATCTACATGGTCATCTTCTTCCCAATCTGCTTTATTACATCCACTATCGTGTGCTTCTTCTACAATAGTTTTCCAAGATTCGTTATCAACTAAGTGTGAATAAAGGTCATCATAATGTTGTCTTGAACCAATAACAATCATAGCTGTATGTTCCTCTTTACGACTTGATAGTGTAGTAGTCCACCAGTTTCTTGTGTTTTCTCTTGATGCAGGTTGCATAGTAGAACTGTGGTCTTCAATGTCATCTCCAATAATTATGTCACAGTCACGAGATAGAATCTTACCACCACGACCTATACCTACCATTGTAGGTGATTTAATACCTGTGACTGTTCTAGTACCTACAGTAAACTCTGTAGATGACCAAGCCTTACCACTTCTGTTTTGTGGTTTAAATTTTGGTCCTGGTCCACATATCTCTTCTATTAATAATTCATTATTTTCTAGTTGGTCCATAACAGAGCTAACAGAGTTCTTAGCTATGTCTTCATTACCACCTACCCACAAAATTCTTACATTTGGATTTTGTGTAATTAACCAAACAACAAAGTGTATAAGTAAATCTGTTTTACCATGTCTAGGTGGTGACAGTATCATTTGTTGTTCACCATTATCTATAGAAGATAATATTGCTTTTATCCATCTAGTATGAAACTCTGGTGTGTCATAAGGTACACCTTGTTCTGTTTGAAAATATCTATTTCTAAATTCTTTAAAATGTTCTATTGTTTGTTCTGACTCTACTGGTGACCAAGATTCTTGTAGTTTTTCATTTTCTAAATCTTCTAAGAAAGCATTGTAAGCCATAGATACAGAGGCAATAGATACATCTAAAACTTTTGCTACATCTGATAATGTCATTTTTTTTATAAGTATTTCATTACCAAGACCAGACTCTTTCAAATCATCATAGACTTTACCTCTACGAGTCTGTACATTTTTTTTACTAGGTATATTTAAAACATCTTCTTCTTGTGTCCACTCAACACCTTTTTTCTTTGCTCTTTTCTTTTGTGTGTTGATTCTGTTACGACACCTTTCACTACAAAACTTTCTAGCTTTGGGTGGTAATACTTTATGACAACCTGCTGCATAACATAGCTTCTTATTTGTTGTAGCCATCACACTTTTTATTTTTGCATCTCATTTTATCCTTTGGCTGTAATACCACCCCACACTTAGGACATGGTATGTCTATCAAACTATTTTTTGCTAATTCTTTTACTTGGGTATCTTTTTTTCTTACCCTTTTTGCTCATTGGCATTAGCTACTCCTGTTGTTGCTTATTCATCACTATAACACAAAACTCCACCGAAGTGGAGTTCTGCTTGTATCAGTGTCCAAACTGTTACTTATGAAAAAAAAATATATCAGAAATCACTTAACTACAAAGTCTTGCGAAAGCTGCTTTCTTTTTTTCTAATCGTGTACCTCTACACGATACCTAAGATTTTCTTAGGTGTAATTACTATAGTGCAGTCTTTGAACAAAGTGTAAAAAAAATTTTTTTTTGTAAGTAGTACTGCCTCACTTCTGGGTCACTTGCGTGACTTGCGTGAGGCGTGTACCACACAAACAAAGAAAGGAGGGCTATGAAGAGTGTCTCAACAACCTGAAGGTTGGATAAAGACTTCATGCCTTTCTTGATACAAAAAGTATACCACATATTGTATATAATCAAGGAAATCTATGGGGTTTCTGCTTTGAATGTGCGTAGGCGAAAGGAGGAAACTCCTACTACTACAAAAACCCCATTAAACAAATACTAGCATTTAAAGTAAAAGGTGTTATAGTAAGAAAACAAGCAAGGAGTCCTTCCTGCTTTTAGAAAAGGATTCTTGACCATACTTTATTAATCAAGTGGATTAGCAGGACCATGATAACTAGCGTAATAGGCTATTACTTCACATTATTTATTTGTTACTATTTTTAGTTCATTCTGGTTTGGGAGGGAGTGACACAGGGTTAGCACCACTACTTAACAGTAAAGATAGATAATTTTTTTTAAAAATCTTTTTATTAGTGAAATCTACTCTATTTAGTACACCACTATATGTAGTACCACAATATATAGTACACCCTTTAACAGCATATCTTTTGAGGGTACACATCACATCACAAGGGGGTCAACATTAAACCCCCCCTAATTAATCATACGCCGATAATGTACATTATGTTGCATTACCCATAAACACTGGGCTAAACCTATCAAACATTGACCTCACTTTATGACCATATATGTAGACAATGTACCTCGTTTAAACACTTACAAGAAGGGGATAGCCTGTTAATAAATTTCTCAAATAAATACATTGTTTAAACTAAATATGTTGTATACTGGTATTAACAAACAAAGGAGAAACAATGAAACAATTAGAGGCTAAAAACCCAGTACATATAGAGCACTTAGAAAAAAGTGAGCTAAAGCCAGAAGCATACTTGCAAAAGTTTGGTGAGTATATTTTGGAAATTGGAAACGCTTCTAAGTATGGTGACAAAGTGAATACAGGAAAAGGTATCCAGATTCACATTAGTGACACCAGAGGAAGAAAGAGAGTAACCAATTCTAATGGAGGGTCACACGCCATTGGCTTGTGCTATCCAACTGGATGGGCTAACGATTCATACAGAAAAATAGAAATAGATAGAGAAACTAGCAACACTTATGATGCACTAGCAATAGTAGCCCATGAGGTCGCACATTCTTTATGTGATGAGGGTGAAGGTCATAAAGGTAACTTTCCTTTACTGGTCTTTGATGTGTTTAAACTAGGTGGAATTGCAACAGCAACCCATGCTACAACAGAGTTTAAACAACTCGTTGAAAATTGGTTAGTGCAAAATGGTACTTACCCTCATGTAGCTTTTACCGACAGAGCTCCAAAACAAACAACAAGAATGGTAAAACTTGCTTGTATTGATATGGGTTGCGGAGGTGCAACTAGGGCAAGTATCAAACAAGGATTCGGTACTATCTTCCGACTATCTTCGGCTGTAGTGTTTAAACAAGCCGATAGAATTTGTTGCCCAGTCTGTATGGGTGAAGTCTCAATAGAATCGGAAGTAACACAAGATATATACCAATAAATAAAACCCCCTAACAAACAGAAAACCCTCTTCGGAGGGTTTTTTGTTTACCCTCTATTTGCACGATAGAAGCGTTTTAAGAGCATCTTATTGATTAGGCTATTGTCTACCAGAGTTGTCATATAAAGCCCATACAGAGCCAATAAGGACATACTATATATAGTGGTATGAAGATTCCTGTGACCATGTTTAAACAGGTGTTGTCATGTCAAGGATATTTTTAGATTATTATGTAAATAGTTGTTTGCATAAATCTAATAGATGGTAAGGTAGTAGTAACAAACAAGAAGGAATAAACAATGAAAGAAATATTAAAAGAATATAAAGAACAGATTGAAGCGTTTAACCAATTAGGAAGAACAATTCAAGCTGATGAAATTATAATAGTTGATGATTTCAATATGATAAGGGTTCAATGTAAAATTGAAGCTAAGCAGGATATTCTAATTAATGAGGGTTATGAAGAAACAGAAACAGAAGATGGAAAAGAACCAACTTTGTTTTTTCCTAATTCAAAAGATGAGAGAGAGATTCACGAAGGTGCTTTGGATAACTCAACAGCAAAATTAATTAGAGATAATGAAGTTGTAGCTGTTTTATATATGAAAAGTAATTAAGAAAGGAATAAACAATGAATAACATAAAACAATTTCAAGGACATGTTAATCAGTCTTTGATGGATGCAGGGAAACATAAAGATGAAGACTATCTTAAAATTATGGGTGACTTGTTTAAACAAGGTAACCTAAATCTGGAGCAAGTCTTTAATTTTATGGCAACACTTGCAAAAAATAAAAAGAAAAAAGTTTATGTTGATTTCTTAGACAAGAATGAGGACATAAAAACAAATCTAAAAGACACAGTGAATTATGGTTGGGTCACAGAAGATGGTGAGTTAACCGAACACTGTTTAAACAAACTAAAGGAGATGGAATAAAATGAGAGTGACTAGAAAAAAATTAGAAGCATCTGTTGATGCACTTAATATGAGTATAAATAAAGAACAAACAATATGGTTTAGGGATTCAGAAGGGGAACTTAAATCAAGGAAGGGTATGTTTAAACTAGACAGCAGTAATGGTGGCTATCAACTAACAAAAATTGTTAATGATGGTGGAGGAGAAACAGACCTAAGCCTAAGAATGACAGCAGGAGAGATGCACAAATTTCTTACAGGTTTATTTTTGGGAATACAATTACAAACAGAAAAGGAAGGGGTTGTTTAAACGATGACATTTAGTGGGCAAAAAGTAAAAATTAAATGTAAAGATTGTAAACAATCTAGGAAAGCAATAAAGCAATGGAGCTATAAATTCAAGGAATTTATATACAAATTGGAATATTGTTGGGGATGTTTTGAAAAACAATACAACAGAAAAAGGAAGGATGTTTAAACAATGGAAGGTATTAAAGGTATAGAAGGTATAGATTTTTCAAACTGTTATTACGCAAACTTATCCAAGCTTTGGGACATGGAAGAGAAGGACAGTCAAGACTGGGTGCTTGTACACGCAGTAAGGGAGATGTCTTTTGAAAGATGGGGAGGACACGCATTCTTATTAAACAAAAAGACAAATATGATTTTAGATTTCTCTAATCAGAAACTATTAGAGGGAACTAAAGAAGAACTGTTTGAACAATGGAACATCCAAGAGGATGGTGACAGAATGTATTTTGAATACACTAAGGAACAATGTTTAAACAAGGTAGCAGAACACATGACTTATGGGTCATGGGATTTGCTATACGAAGACTGGAAGAACAAAGAGTGGGGTAAATATATGAAAGAATATTTTATTCCTAACTTTCAACCAGTACTAAACAAACAAAGAAAAGAAAAGAAAGGAGTTGTTTAAACAATGAACAACGAAATAAAAGAAACAATAACAAAAGGACAAGCCATGGATATTGCAGACACTCAAAAATTTAATGAGGATGTCAAAGCAGTACGCATAGATGGTGACACGCAAAACAATGTAAGAAGTGCATGGGAAGAAAATGATGCAGTCACACACAACCCAAAGAAACAAGTTGACTTTGATGAGAAGTTAGACTTTGTTGAATTGAGTATTGATGGGATATATTCTTACAAGGAGGACTCGTTTAAACAAGGCTTCTATGTGACAGACCAAAGACATGGTTTAGGAATCAGTGTCAATGGATATGCAAGAGTGACTAGAGAGGAAAGAAGCAGAGGCACACAAGATGGGGGTTTCAGTATTTATTTTGATAATAAAGAACAAGTAATCTCTTTCGCAAACAAGTGCCTTGATATGCTTCTAATTGCAGAGGAGAGGAAAGCCCTTGATGAAAGATACAAAGGTAATTGGAATGATGGGAAACACCCAGATATTTACAAGCACTTTCCAAGCATGATTGAAAAAATCAAATGTGAAACTGGTAGGTACTACTGGGATGCTAGTTTAAACAAGGCAGTAGAAATCACAGAAGATACAGACCAAAATATAATTGATTCACAATATTACAGGGACTGTGATGATGATGGAAACTTTGAGCCAGACTGGAAGAATGAAGAAGCAGAGGAGAAACTGTTAGGTCTTGAAGCAGGTATCAAATCTAACTGGGATGAGGAACACTATCAGGGAATCAACCTAGCAGAGATTCAAACTGGTGTTGGAGATGGATATAGAAGAGAAGGTATCTCACAACACAAAGGTAAAGACCCTAACGACAAGAGAAGAAACCAATGGACAACTAAATTCTACATGACAGATGGAACTGTAGAAACATTAGTAGGTTATTGGGAGATGACAAGTGCAGGTACTATCACAAGAAGAGAGTACAAAGAAAACTAAAACAGGATAACAAGGTAGGAGGATTCAGCCCATCCTCCTCACCTTGTTTAAACAAGAAAGGAAAAACAATGGAAGTAGCAATATTAAAGTTAAGAAACTTTTTATTAGAAATAATATATTCAAAAAACCATAGCAAGTTTTTAGATAAGTTATTTATTAAATTATTTTTATGGATAGAGGAGAAAGAATAATGTTGATGAAAGATACAGAAGAATACTCAATACACAAGGTAATTATTTCAGATAGCAAAGGAAATCTATTTAATTATCACAGTAATTATATGAACGAGAACTTTAGTTACGATAAAGACTACGACCAGATAACAGAATATGTACCAATTAGTAGGTCACAAGTTATGTTAGAGGACAAGTTAGAAAATGCTACACAGATTGTACAGCAACTGTGGTTATGCCTTAGTAGAGGCTACAAATATGATGAAGCACAGATTCACATGAGAGCATTTAAGGAAGGCAAGACAACTATTAAAAAAGTTGTAGTGAAAGACAAGGAGGAGGTTGTTTAAACAATGATGGATATTGTATTACAGTATCTAATCCTAATAATGATAGGAATATTAATAGGAAAGAACATATAAAGAAAGAAAGGAATAAATAATGAAAGAATTTATTATATATGAAACTGTAACTAACAAGTGGGTTGTTGAAGCAGATAACAAAGAACAAGCTATTGATGATATGGAAGAAGAAAGAGACAATGCTTATATGCACAAAGTTATTGATAGAGAGGTAATGGTGGAAGAATAATGACAGTAAAAGATAAAGTTGATTTAAAACCATTAACAAAACCTAATCAATACTATGACTACGACATAATAGTTGAGATGACAAGTGAACTAACTTGTGGGATATTAGTAGAGAAAGATGGAACTTGTAGGAAAGCACACAACGATAATTAGTGGAAACTAT